CGCGCGATTGCCTGTGAAGTTGCCCCGTAAATCCGATAGCGACATGTGCCGCGACGGTTCGCGCGCCGCTCAAATGCGGATCGAACACGCCGTCGATGAGCCCGGAGGACTGCACGGCGTATCAAACCTCAACCACTTCGCAGACGTCCCAAAGCCCACGTCGAATAGTGCCCGATTACTTGCTATGAAGGAGAGATGGAGATGGCGAAATCTTGCAGAAAACGGGAGCCAAATAGGACTGCAAGATAAAAGCCGTGCCAGCTGCGGGCCCGAGATGGTCGGTTTTAAGCCGCTTTGAGCGTATGGCACTGCGCAAAAATGCCATACCCAGCGCGCGAAACGGCGCGCAGCCGCGCGCGTTTCGTATGGCATTCGGCTAATTAGGGCGAATTGAAGCGTTTGCTTCGAGTGCGGCGATCCGCTCCGAACAGATTGCGTGGACGGCGCGACTTAGCTCCTCGACGCAGCCGCCGAGCCACGCCAGCTCCTCTTCGGTGATCCGGTAATGCTTCGAATAGCGGGCCTTCACATAGGCCTCTTTCAGCTTCTCAAATCGCGCCCGATCTTCGCGGCGTTCGCGCGGCCAGGCATCGACTAGCCGCATGTCGATCCGCTCGGCCTGAGTGCGCAGAAAGGCGAGATTGTGGACATGCGGGGTATAGAAGGTGCAGACCAAGAGGACACAGTGATAAAGGCGCTCAGTCGCCTGATGCATGTCGAAGGCAGCCTTTTTAAGCCAGCCTTGCGATATTGAATGCATTGCCGAGCCGTGGAATTGTCCGGCGGTAGGATACCATTCCTCGTAATATTCTCGCGCCATCGCCAACGCCTGCTCGGGTGTTTTCGGCTTTGGTGTGTGGAGCGGCTTGTCGTCATATCCGTAGAGCGCGATCCCATCACGCGCGACGTCCATGAAGAAATAGCGCCCGTGCGCGAGCCCATCGTTCACCTCCTGCAAGGTATGAACAATGAAGTTCACTGGCGTCTTGAGCGTCTTGTCGATGGCGAGTTCGCGGATGAGCCGGTCTTCAAGCTTCTCCCAGAAATCGACCTTCTCGGTGAGCCGCTTGTCGTTGACGATGATGAGCAGGTCGAAATCCGAGCGATAGCCCTTGGCCGTATGCGGTTCATCGACCCAGCCGCCGCGCGCATAGCTGCCATAAAGGATGATCTTGTCGATCCGGCCCTTCTTCTTCCAGCCCATCGTGCCGAGCGCGATGGCATCCTCGAACTCTTCGAAGACAATCGCTTTCACGCGTTCGAGCTCGCGCTGTTTGTTGGCAGGAAGATGATCGAGGTCGGTTTTCATCGCTGGCGGCACCCTGTCGGCGCGGCGGCTGCTTGGCAAGGTCTAGGCGACTTTATGGCCGCCAGAATTGCCACCACCTACGGTTCTTTCTGTAGACCGATTGGGCAATGACCCGCAAACTGCGGATCATCGCTTCCTCGACTTCTACGACGCTAACGCCATGGCGCTCGGCAAGCTGGCGATAGCTAAGCTCCTCGACCCGGTGGCCGAGGAAGATGGCGCGGTCCGCCTCGTCGATCCGATCGACGGCGCGCTCATATTGGCGGAGCAGGTGGCGCCGCGCGCGGGCGTAGCGGCTCATCGCTTCCTCCCGTCGCAATAGTTCGCCCAATCCTCCATCATGAGGCGGCGCTTTTCGAGGAGATTGCCACGCCGGTAGGCGGCCTCGACCTTGTTGGCGACAGTATGGGCGAGCGCGGCCTCGGCAACGTCGCTGGGGTGGTTCGTTTCCTCGCTCACCCAATCACGGAAGGACGAGCGGAACCCATGCGCCGTGTACGGCTCGCCCATTTCCTTGAGCAGCTTGGTCAACGTTTGATCCGACAGCGGCCGATTGCGCCGCATGCCGGGAAAGACAAGATCACAGCCCTTGATACGCAACCGCGCGCACCGCTCGACGATGCGCAGCGGGCGGCGGGTGAGGGGAACCACATGCTCCCGATATGCCTTCATGCGATCCTTGGAGAGCTTCCACAGGCCCTTTTCGAGGTCGAACTCTCCCCACGTCGAGCCACGAACCTCGCCCGACCGGGCGGCGGTGAAAATCGCAAATTCGAGCGCGAGGCGACTGAACGATTCCCGCTCGCGCAGTCGCTGCACGAAGGCGGGCACATCTTCATAGGGCATCGCCGCGAAATGATTGTCGCGGCGGGGCTGGCGGGGCAGGCCTTTCGTAATCGCGCGCATCGGGGCATCGGTCTCGCGATAGCCCGATGCGTATGCCCAATCGAGGACGGCGCCGACGCGCTGGCGAACGCGTCGCGCCGTCTCGGGCTTGGCGAGCCAGATTTCCGCGAGCAGGTCGCGGATCATAGGACCGTTGATCTGATCGACCTTGAATTTGCCGATGTGCGGAAACGCGTAGAGTTCGAGCGTCCGCGTCCACTGGGCGTGATGCTTGCCGTTGCGCCATGTCTTCGAATGAATCTCGTAGGTCTTGGCGGCGGCTTCAATGAAGGTCGGCACCGCCTGCCGCTTGCGCCGCTCGAAATGCGGGTCGATGCCGATCTCGACCTGCTCCCGAATTTCCTGCGCCAGCTCGCGAGCCTGCGCCAGACTGACCTTCTGGCAACTGCCAAGGCCGAAGTCCCGGCGCACACCGTCCTTCTGTACCCGGCACACCCAACTGCTGGTGCCTCCCGGTCGATCGAGCCGGACGAGTCCGTCGCCAAGGCTGACCCGGCGCTGTTTGTCCTTGGGCTTCGCGAGCCCGTTCGAAGTGCGTTTCATCCCTTGAATCATAAGATTTAGTCCCACATTGGCAAAAATGTCGGACTGGACGATGTGGGACGCACAGGGATACGAAGCGCCCTTCAAACCCGCAGCTAAGCTGGGGTCTTGGGGACGGTTCGGGAGAGAGTGGGATTAGAACTTGGCGGAGCGGGAGGCCATTGAATTGAGCTATTTTGGCGTTGTTATTGCGTGATAAATTCTAAGCGATCTTCTCGTGTACCATGGATTATACCATGGATATGAAATTCACCCCTTCCCGATCCAAAACGGGACGGGGGTTTTCGGATAATCAGCCCGGGATAGATAGCGGGCATGTCCTCGCAGATCACCTTGCGGATCGTCGGTGTCCAGTTCCCGAACATGAGGGGGTGAGCCGCCGCTTCGCCGTCGGTTTGCAGCGTCCAGGTGATCCGGTCGAGCTGCCCTTTGAGCCCGACTCGACCGATCTCGGCACCACCAAAAAAGAAAACTCAGTTTGCAAACCGCTTGACGGATGCAAACTGAGTTGTTATTCCTTCTCTTGTCGGACGGAGAAGGAACCCACCCGATCCCGCCGACAAACCCGAAAGGAAAGAGAATGCAATTCTCGATCCGGCTCCGGGTTTGGAAAGTGACCTTTAGCTTCACAATCCAAGCCTAAGAGCCCCCGCCCCGGTCTAGCCACCGGGGCGGGATAGGGTGCAAGATAAGGTCATACCGATGACGATGCAAGTTGCGGGCGACAGCGCTCCTGCGCCCGTCCATATTGTTGAAGTCCGCGAAGCCCATGGCAGCGACTTCTATGTGTACATCGGCGACAAGCTCGTCCGCGTCTGCCCATCGGCGGGAATGGCGGCGGAAGTCGCAGCAGGGATTTGAGATTATGGACGGAAAGCAATTGAAAGCCGCCCGGCAGGAGCTTGGCCTGACCCAAGGCGAACTCGCCGAGCGACTCGGCCTGACCCCGCAATTCATTGGCATGATGGAGCGCGACGAGAAGCCGATCGAGGTCCGAACGGCCCTTGCCGTGCGACAGGTGTTCAATGAAGACTCTCGGCCTTGGGGCGCGATGGATCGCGGGGACGTCGACGGCGACATTGCCTTGGCGAATGCAATGATCATCTGGGATGAATCGGCGTCGCCGAGGATCCGGGTCGTGTGGCACCCCGACCAAGACAATCTGGACTATTCGTCATCCATGGGTGCCTGCGAGCAGGGATGGCAGGATGGGGGCACGCCCGGTCAGCTTCTTCGGCTGTTGAGCTACGTGCCCTACTGGACCATTCTCGAAGGCATAGACCCGCGAGAGGTTCATGACGCGCTCTGGGTCATCCCCGAATATCGCAACGCCGTGGCATATGACTTCGCGATCGAGAAGGGCGTGGCGCGCGGCTGACTCACAAAGGACGTCGGAGCGATCCGACGTCCTTCATCACCCCCCCCCGGTGTTTATAAATCCCCGCGCCCCATGCGCCCCCGCGATGTTCGTTGATTTAGCAGGCCGATGTCGCGGCGTTCAGCGCGTCGGAATAGTTGAGCCGCGCCAGCGCTTGGGCGGCCATGATCTCGGCGCGCTGCTTGTGCGATAGCGAGTCCCACTGCTCGGCGGTCAGGGTCTGGTTGATCGGCGTCACCGCTTCCGGTTTCGTGGACGCGCATTTCTGAACGACGGGCACCGATACCGTCTTGATCGTCTCTTTCGTGACCACGCGCGGCCCGCAGGCGGTCAGGAACGTGGCGGCGAGCAAAAGGAGCCAGCGCATCAGAAACCCTCCCTGTAGAGCGTATTTAGAGCCTCGTCGGCTTCCCTGATCTGCGCCCAGCAATCGGCGCGGTCGCCGGGATCGAGCGCATCGTCGCGCAGGCGCGCGATCAGGCTGTCCCGCTTCCGGTTGAGTGCGGAGACCTTGGCGGACAGTTCGGCATTTTCGGCCTGCAGGCGCTTCGTTTCCGCGCCCATCGCATCGATCGTGCCCGATTGCAGTTCAGCCGTGTTCTTCCAGCCGGTGAGTGAAGCGTCGAGCGCATCGATTTGCGCCGGCACGTCCTGCCATGACAGCTTGGGATTGTCGGCCGCCTCGCGCACGGCGACGAGCACGGCGGTCGCTTCATTCGATAGCTCGCCATACTTATCCTTCCAGACGCCCCATTTGTGCCAGCAGAGAGCGGCGAAGATCGCGAGCAGGATCGCGAGACCACCGCGAATGCCGATGATGCGCAGGAAAGCCATCACCGCAGCCCCGTCAGGCAAACGGCAATCTCGTCACGGCGGCGGTTCGCGAGCCCGCGAATCTCTTTCCCGCCCGCGTAACGCCACGCATAGAAGGCGTTGCACCCCCCGCGCCAGTCGCCCGCGATGAAGCGTCGCGCGACCGTCGAGCGGCAAAAGCCCGACGTCCCGATGTTATAGGCAAGGCTCACCGAAGCCGCGAGCTGCGCCTGACGCTCGGGAGCGCGCAGGCCCGGCACGCATTTGACGATGGGCGCGGCATGGTCGGCGATCTGCTGGTAAAGCCGGTCGGTGCATTCGGCGTCGCTGACCCGCTTGCCCATCGTGACATTGCGCGTGTCGCCATAGCAGACGGTCGGCACGCCCACGATATCGCGATAGGGGTCGTTGCGCTTCCCCTCCCATGTCGCGATCAGCGGGGCGGCGAGCGCAAGAGCGCTGGCGCCGACAACGGCGATGGCGCTCTTCTTCGCCGACGACCCCGCCTGCGGATCGGTCATCGGCTGGATGCGGTCATTCCTTTGCGGCATTGATCTTCTCCTGCGTTTTCGGCTGCGCGGTCACGCGGGCGAGAAAAACGACGCCGAACAGCGCGCCGCCGACGACGATCTCGATCCAGTCGGGCACGGCCTCGCGGACGGCGTAGGGCATGAGCCCCCACGCGGTGAGGGCACTGAAGCCGACGCCGCTCGCCCATACGGAGGTGAAGCGCCACGCCTGGCGCCATTCGTCGATCAGGGTCATTTTCGCTTCTCCAATGCGAGGTCGAGCTTGGTTTCGATGCGCGCGAGGCGGTCGTTGGCCAGACTGGCGCCGCGATCCTGACTGTCGGCACGCTGCTCCAGCTTTTCGATGCGGGTGTTCGCCGTCGCCACGTCGCTGCGCAGCGACCCCGCCCCGAACACGATGCCGACGATCGACAGACTGAGTGCCATCCATGCTGGCCAACTGGCGCGCTGCTTGCCCTGTTCGGCCTTCCAGGCTTCGAATAATTGATACGCGACGATGCGGACTTGCGCAGCGTTGCCAGGGTCTGTGTTCAACGAAACCTCCGCCAATAATAGAGACCGAGAAGAGCCAGGATCAGGCCAGCGAAGATCAGGAAGGCCGCGTCGGCCTGATCCGGTGTCATGTCAGCGCCGGTCTGGATCGGTGAACGGCCGCTCTTTTGCGGGCGGATCGCCGGCGGGCGGGGGCGGCCAGGATGACGCACGGTGTTGAGCCCAGATCGACAATTTCCATCAGGGCACCAAGCGCCAATCTTCGGCAAGGATATCGTCGGCGACCATCCAGATTTCGCCGACCTTGCCCTCACTCTCAAAGTGCTGGATTTCAGCCCCGTCGGGCGCCAGTTGCAGGAACGCGCCGCTCCATGCCTCACGCGCCATCCGGTGTCCGCGCCTCAGATATTCGAGCGCATCGCCGAACCGCATCGCACCATTAATACGAAAATTGGCCTGAAACGCCGCGGCCGGCATCCAGATATTCGTGCCGTCCGGCAGCGCCAGATCGAAGCCGGCCTCCCCGACAACCTCGCGGGCCGAGGCCATCACGATCAGCGTGCCCGTGAATGGGACGTTCTGAAAATCCATTGTTGCAAAATCCATCGTCGATCTCCGTCAGGGAGCGATCTGGCCCGTCGTCCGAAGACGGGCGAGCGCGGTATTTGTGGCGGTGCGGATGCTGGTCACGTCGGCAGCGAGCTGGGCGAGCGACGCGCGGCATTGCGTGTCGATCGTGGCGCCGCCTGAGGGCGCGACATAGGTCATGGCCGCGGCATCGGGAACAGCAGCCATGCGCGGACCCAGCACTTGGACCCCGTTCATCTCGAAGGCGACGCTGCTGACACGAACCACGGTGTTGGTCGCGCCACCGTCCTTGCCGATCCGGTTGACACTGGCGCCAGTGCTGTCGCCAAGATCGCCCGATATTGTCGAGGTGCTGAAGGCGTAATAATTGTAGCTCTGCGTCCCGGCGCCGAGCACGGTCATGCCCCCGCCCAGCCGGATATTCGCATTGCCGTTTCCGACAACGCCGAAGCTGCCACCTATAAGCGTGCTGCTATAGACTTCGCCCGTCGAGCCGTCCTGGAACTGGACGCAGGCCGCAGTCGTGCCGCGCACCTGCGCCTTCACGCGGACATTCAGGCCGGCAATCAGGATGCCCTGCGTTGAGGCGCCATTGATGACGACGTCGATATCGAGCCCGTCAACCCCGCCAGATCCCGCATTGCCCTTGCGAACATTGATCGCGGGGCCGGTCCCCTTTCCACCGGTCACAACGTCGGTGCTGGCCTCGACGCGCGTATCGATCAACTTGCCCAACGTAATGGCAGATGCCGGACACCCGATCTGAATCCCGCCCGTAACGGAGCTGTTCCAATCCTTGCCGCCGACACGGCGCATCCAGTTCCCGCGCTTGTCGAAATCCGTGACATTCGTGATCGCCGCGATCGCATTGCAGGTGTCGGCGAAGAAGCCGTCGATAAAGCTGTAGTTGCTGTTCTCGATCACGGCGCCGGTGTCGGTGCAGTCCTTGCCGCCGCAATCGATGATGCCGCAGTAATCGCCGCTGACATATATGCCGTCGGCCGCGTCAGTCCCGCTACTGCCACCGCACGACAGGCCGAAGCTGCGCCGGACAAAGCTGCGCAGGCCACCCCCGATCGACAGGCCAACGCCCGGAATGCTCGCATAACCGACCGCGTTTGTTCCGACGCAATCGACGAACTCGCAGTCCGTTGGCAGTCGGAAGGCGGCCCCCATATACCGGATGTTCTGGCCCGCCGTCCGGTTCGCCCGATTGGCGTTGAAGATCAGGCCGCGAACACTCAGCTTCGATTGCGTGTCGGCGTAGAACACATGCTCGAAGACGGTATTGTCCTTCGCCTTCAGTTCGGCCCCATAGCCCCGGATATTGAGGTTACTGCGATTGCAGAGCGCGGTGCCATTGAGCAGGTAGACCTTCGGCGGAAAGACCAGCGTCCAGTTCGCGGGACACTCCGATAGTGCGGCATTGATGCGTATCAGGTCGGCCGCCGAGCCATCACCCGTAACGCCCCAATCGGTAACGCTGCGCGTTTCGAGGAAGCGCGAAAGAATCGTCCGCGCGATGGCGCCGGGCTCGGGCGTGATAAAGCGGACGATGCTCGCGCCGAGAGAGGAGCGCAGATGCGCAATAAACCCGGCGACGGTGGTCCACAGCGATCCGCCGGCCCCGTCATCGTCCCCGATATTGGCAGAAAATGGTGCCACGGCCACGGCGCCGGCGACCGGGACCATGTTGCCGCTGTCATCGAACGCGGCGAATTTGTTCGCGCGCGAAGCCACGCCAGCGATCGTGAACCCGAGTTCACCGAAGGGCACACGAACCGTTCGGTCGATCTGCCGCTGCTGCTTGAGGTCGCGCACCGCGGCGCGATCAAGCGCGCGCGTCAGGGCAGCAGGGTTGAATGATGGTCCCGTGTTATCGAAGTCGGAGGGCTGCGTCAGGGCGGGGTCTCCAACGACATAGATCTGACTGTAGTCAGCAAGCTGGGGAGCCACTGAAAAATCGAGGGCACCGCCCTCGTCATCGTCGAGCGTTATGCTGTACAAAGCGGGAGAGATGACGGCGCCGTCCTGGTCGACCGCCACGACTTCGTCAGCGGCAGTGGCCTTGAAGCCGAACGGAAATGATGTGGTGGACCCATTGGGCACGTATGGACCGGCAATGGATACTTCGCTGAAGACTGGCATGGGCTCACCTCAAAATTGAGGTACCCTCCCGCCTATCGGCGCTCAAAAACGGGACAGGCTTGCGGGTTGTTCGTTAACCAGCTCTCGGGCATAAGGCGTCGCCATGAGGTACGCAGCGATCTTTCCCTTTTTTGTCATTCTCGCCGGATGCGCCGACGAGGGGCTGACCTACGCGGACATTGCGAAGCGCGACGGAAAAATCGCCGAACTATCTGACAAGAACGCAAAGCTCGAAAAGCGAATTGCCGCCCTCGAAACACGCGTCGGACTTGATGCGGCGGCAAGCGCCGATGGCCGCAAGCAAGACGACGCCATCGCTCAAGCGGCCGAAAAGCGCCGGACAGCGGACAGCCTCGACACCGATCACCGGTTTCGCGCCATCGAGAACCAGTAGCTATTCTTCGATCTTGCCCGTGGTCAGACCTTCGAGCCAGTCGCCGAAGGTTTGCGGATCCTGTTCGCCATAGCCGACGTCGACTAGGAACTGCGTCGACTGCGCGATCTGCCCAGGCACCATGCCCGTTACATAGCCCGTCGCCTCCATGATCGTGCGCGTCGCGTTCGTCGTCTCTTCGCCACGCGCCACTTCGACCCCGGCGACGATGCCGTCGATCACGGTCTGCACCGACCGCTGGATCGGAGAAAGCTGATAGTCAAAGGCACGGTTGCCGGCGAGCTTGTCATAGAGCGGCCGCGCTGCGTCGCGCACGACGGGAATCGCCCCGACGGCCTGAAACAGCATGTTCTGAAAAGCCCACGCGCCCCAATCCTCGTCATCGTCGGGGCCGCGCCCGGCGAGCAACTCCGACAGGAGCGGGGGCAGGACCATGAGCCACCAGGCGCGCGCCACCAGTTGCGGCATATCAGTCGGCTTCGCCCGACGCACGTCACGGGCCAGCGTCCGCTGGCGCTGATACACCGTCGAGACATAGGAATAGAATAGCGTCATCAACTTGAGCGCCTGACCCCATTGCCCCTGACCCGTCGCGACTGCAGCAAGATCCTTTGCCGACGCGGAGCCCTGCGTTGAGCGGATCGCCTTGTCAGCGGCATAAACCGCTTGCTCGTCGGACATCCCCTCATGCAGCGCCTTGTTATACGCGCCAATCCAGGTTGGAATGGTCACGAGCCGATCCATGTAGCCAATGCCATGAAAGGCAAAGCGCTTGGCGGCGGTCAGCGGGTTTTGCCGTCCCGCCATCTTGGCGATCGTCGACCGGATATCGCGATCGAGCGTGTCCATGCGGTGTCGCATTTCGCCCGACTTCGACATCACCATTTTGAATGTTTCGATAGGGCGGGCCGCGAACTGTGCGACGCCTCTCGCTCCCCACTTAGCTCCGATATACTCCAAGCTGTTCGAATAGCCCGCGGCCTGCATCACGACGGTACTAAATCGGAAACCCATCCCGACGACCGTCGTGTTCGAGCGCAAAGCCGTCATGAACTTGCCGATACCCTCGTTCCCGGCGCGCTCGACGGCCCATTGGTTAGCTACATGCTTGAGCCACGGCGTGAATGCACGGCGATATTCCCGACCGAGCTTTTCGTCGATCGCGCGCTTTATCCGGTGATCGCTAAGAAACTTGTGAGCCTGCATCACCGCCTCGCGATGCGTTACGTCGTGGATCACCTCACCAAGGTGACGGTTGATGACCCCGAGGCTCAGCAATATCGGGCGCTCGACGCGCTCGACGCGCTCTCGCGTCGATGACGCGCGGGTGTTGGCGCGCGTGTATTTCGCGGAGAACAGGTCGGTCGCCTTATCGGCATGGCCTTCCGCCTTGTAGTCTTTGGTCGAATCATAGATCGCCGGATAGTAACCGCCGCGCAGCACGCCGTAAGGCGTCTCAACCGGAATCGCCTCGACCTTGTCCGGGGCGACGCCATTGACCCGGCGCTCCATCGAGGACGCTGCTGGCCATAGGGTATCGATCAAGTCCCAGACGTCCTGCACGAACTGCCAATCAGCCTCGGTAAGCTCCCGCGTGAGGACATCCATGACGCCGGCTTCCGACCAACCATATCCGTCGACCAGGCGCTGCCTATTGCCCTCGTTGCCGACATTCAGCGCCATCGCGATGAGATTTGACCTATCCCCCTTCCACGCATTGCCGGTTTCTCGATTACGGAGCTGAGGCGTCTCGACGGGCTCAGACCAGCGACGAAGGTCTTCTTTAGATAGTTTCCCGACGATGTCGCCGAGCCGGGCCTGATAATCCGCGAGCATGTCGTTCTCGCGGTCCTGCGCATCCGCCACCGGCTTGAACACCACCCGATTGAAGACACCGTTCGGATTGCCTTGATCGAGCCAATCGACGATCGTCTCGATCTTGAGCAGCGCCACGTCGGCGCTGGCGATGCCGGACTTCACATTTTCCCACCACGACGGTTCAAAGAGGTCGCTCGGCGGGATGGTCGGCATTCCGCCCACGCCATCGACAGCCTCGTTCACGACGTCGTCGAAGGCGCGCTGCTCGGCATTGTCGAGCAGCGTTTGTTTGAGGCGGCCTAGGTGGATGATTTGCTTCACCGCGTCATCGAGACCGAGAAAATCATCGACGGTAAGGCGAGACCAGTTTGTGCTCCCAAGCGTAGCTGCGAACGATGGCGGTACGGCTACGTCAACTCCGTTGGCCTCCTGTTCGCGAGCCCATTCCTCGAACTGCGACTGACGATTGATATTGATCTGCGAACGCGGCCGAAGATCAACCTGCTCAAGCAAGGCCTGCGCGCGCTCCAGATAATCCTGATCGATGCTCGGCGACGTCCGACGCTTCGCCACCTTCGAAAGGCGGGCAAGGGCGCTATCGACATCTTCCTGGGCCTGCTTGGCGGCCGAGACAAGCGCGTTGTTCAGCATCTGCTGCTGCTTCGCACTGAAAGCTGCATCGCGATCGCCCGCCATCATCGCTTCCATCGCCTTTCGGCCTGCCTGAGACGCCGCGCGTTCATAGCGCTGGATCGCGGAGCGCGAAGCCACATCGTTGACGACCCCGGATCGGACGCGGCCGCGCGCCCATTCGCGCGCTACGCGATATGGCGTAGGCGTCCGGCCGGTTGTTCGAGAAAGGACACGCAATTCTGCGGCCATCACCTCCCCCTGCTGGTCGTTATGGATGTATGCCAAGGCCTCCTCTTCGATCGAGCCGTCGGTGAATGGATCGCCATAGCGCTCGTTCATCGTCCGGCTGACCTCCTGCTCGATCACCGCGGTTCGAACCGAGCGCATATCGCCAGCCTCACGCATCCCCTTCCTGCTCACCTCCATCGCGAGCAGCGCCTCGATCATGTCTTGCGGGGTGCCGAACCCGGCCATTTCGGCAACGTCGGCCGGGTGAGCGCCGCCGCTCTTCACGAGGGGAGGGACGTTCGGCGGAAGCCGTCCGACCACATCTTCGCCCATGCGCTCGCGGACCCATTCGGTATCCATCGGGGTATCGCGGAGCAACCGGACAGCGCGGAAAACGGCGCGGCTATCGACATCGGCCGTCACTTCTTCGCGAAGCGCTGCGGCCCGCTCTTTCCATTCCCGCGTGACCCTCGCGCGGATCGGCGCCATTACCTTGGCGAGCATCGCCTGGTTGGCGGCTTCACGCGCACCGCTCGCCAAATCACGCAGCGCCGAAAATTCCTCGCGGGTCATCCCCGCCGTCTCGGCGTCTTCGAACATCAGTTCGATCTGCTGTGCCTCTTTGGCGCGCGCGAGTTCTTCGTCGGTGGCAATGAGGCGATCCATGACGCCGCGTATTTCATCGGTTATCGGGGCATTGAGCCGGATAGCCGAGCGATAGATGTTCGTCAGCCATGACTTAAACGTCTCGAAAAGGCGGGCAAGGCTGGGTACCGGAGCCTTGCCCTCCATCAGATATCGCTCAACGCCACGCGCCCAAAGCTCGTGCGCTTCAACGGGGATCGTATCGCCATCGACAGGATGACCGTTTGCAGCGAACCAATCCCGAACGGCCTGCCAATCGGCCTTCAGTCCTTCGGTGGCGTCTTCGGATTGCGCGTCGTATCGCAACTCCTCTAGCCAAAGATGTCCGCCCTCATGCAGCATGGTGGAGAGGTTGCTCGACGCCATCAGTTCTATTCGAGCATTGAATCCGTTGAAGCCGGTTTCAGGAAACACGATCCGGCCCTTGGGGCCGTCCGACTTTCGCTGGTCATAGCTGACGCCGTAGGCTCGCTCTGCGGTGTAGGCATCGACAGCCGCAGTGATCTCTTTCCGCGTCGCGGTCGCAGGATCTATGCCGCGCTCGCGGAGGAGCTGCTCCAGTTCGGCGGCGCCGTCCGCCAGCGTCGTATCCGGTTCGCGGGCGTAGCGCCTCTTCCCCGCCAACTCTTCGCCGATCGCATCGAGCAACACTCGGTTGTCGATCTTGTCCTCGGTTTGCACGAGATCGGGAAAATATCCCGCGTCGATCGCTGCCCGCAGCACGAGTTCCGGTGATGTGTCCCGGGCACCTGCGGCGACAATCGAGCCTTGGCGCGTATCGACTTGGCGTACGAGCTTGCGCGTCCCCGGCTTACCGCGGTGCCATTTGTCGCCGCCCATGCTCGCGATATCGCCACCGACATCGTCGACACCGCCGCGCTTCGAAATAAACTCCAGAAGCGATGGGCCAGCGCTTTCGCCTTTAATGCCGCGTCGCATCGCGTCGATGACCCGATCCAGACCCGAAACTTTCTGAGCGAGCGATACAAGCTCGGGCAGAATGCGCGCGACCTCTACCCCGGCGAACTCGTCACCAGCGACATGACGACCAAGACGCTCTTGTCGGGTGGCGTAGCGCTGGGTTAGCAACTCGGCCTGCGCCCGAGCGTTCGTTGGGGTAAATCCCGCATCCATCAACTTGTCAGCGATCGACTGAAATAGCGCATCCCGGCCGGTCGGGGGTGCGATCACCTCCTCCGAATACTGAGCCACGACATCAGCTAGCGCATCGTCGAAGGATTGGGCCTCGCTCTGAGATAGCCCGCCCGGCGAAAGTCGCATTGACGGACGGGTGGCCTTCCATCCCTCGGTTCCCGCCAGCTTGGTGAGGGCGTCGGCAATCGGAATAACAACATCGCCCCCCAGCGCTGCCGCCTCATAAGCCTGCGTCGACCAATCGTCGAACGAGCCGTCATACCCATCGCTTTGCATGTACGCGATGACGTCCGCTCCGGGGACGTAAATCTGACCGGTCGGGCTGTCCTCGCCCATCGCCTCCATCAACGATTTGAAAGCTTCAGGATCGCGCTCGCGGACCTTGGAGGCAACAGCAGCCTCGGCCGCCGCGTCAAGCGCGTCGCCCTCTGCCTTCGCCTGCCGCGCCCTAACCACCTTGTCGGCAAGCTTTCTCCCGGCGCCGCTCGCGCCCTCGGCCGCCGACACGGCTCCGACGGTCCCGCCGACACCCGCGAGTGTGGCGACCAATGTCGCACCGGCGCGCTCGGGGCGCTCACGCATGAAATCGCCTAGCGATTTTTCAGGGTTCAGCGTGGCCCATTCGGACAGGTCCTGCAGAAAGGTCGCCGCCTGCTCACCCGGAACTTCGGTTACGATCTGACCGATCAGCTTCTTCCCAAGGGGGGACTTCGACGCGATATCGCCGAGCAGCCGAGAGGCGGGCAGTTTTTCGGTGATGTACTCGATACCGCCCTGCGTCAGGGCATAGTCAAGCGCCTTGTCCGGGGCGAGCCCCTTGTCTCTAGCGTCGCGATAGGCATTGCCGGCGACAGGTAACGACATGATCGACGTCGCTGCGCCAGGGCTTCGCGTAGCGAAGCCGACAGCCATCGCCCCCGCTGTGCCGGGTATTGATTCGACGCCAAGCAGCAAGTTGCGCGCTACCCAGTTTTGGACGTCAGGACGCGATGCGTCGGCATTTGAGCGATAGGCGGCCGCCTCCCGCTGATTCCACTTTTGGTAATCCTCGAAGATATCGAGAACCGGTGTCGTGATCGCGCGGTCCAGTTCGCCCAACCCGAGCATGTTAACCGCGCTGTTGGGATCGTCCCAACTCGCCCGCGTCTGAGCAATTTGCTGCTCGATCGTTGCGCCGGTCAACTCACCGAGCCCAGCCACGAGGCCGAGCGTACCAGCCTTTAGCGAAGAGCCGATATTCTTGATGCCCTGCCAGGTGTTGCCGATAAGGCCGAGATTGTCGCTGTCATCTATCGCGAGCGCCGCGTTGCGCGGCTCGCTCGCCCAAACCGACATCCCCGCGAATCGCAGGCTGGTGTTGACGAAATTCTGAATATCCTGCTGCCGCTTGAACCCGACCGGGTCGCTGTCAACGATCGGCGAGGGAACGCCCAAGCTGCGCGAAAGCCGGTTCGACTGACCGATCGCGTCAGGCGAGGGGGAGGAGAGCAGCCCTGACGCGATGGTGTTGCCAGTGTCTTCGTCAGCTAGGCGCTGCGCTTCCTCCTCGAAAACGTCACGGCGCGCGGGTCGTTTGCGTGGGCCCAGAAAGTCATTGATGATCATCGGCCCGCTTCGCTCCGCGAATAAGCATCTTTGATTTGTCCATTAGTCGGCCACGATCCGGTGCGGCGCTTTACAGCCTCGCCGTATGTCTTGATGAACTGCGCCGGGACGTCGAAGACATCATCGTCGGCGCGCATATCGCCCCCAGCCTCACCCACTGCCCAGTTGAACGCCGCGCGCCGCTCAGCATCAGTTGGCAGGCGCTTTGGGTCCACATTGCGGCGCAGATAGAGCATCATCGCATTGGCGACGCGATTGCGACGGAGTTGGTTGCGGTCGCCGTTGAGCTTGAGATCGGGTGTCGCGAAATAGGATATCGCGCTGCTGACCACGCCCAGCAGCGACTTCTCTTCGGCCGGATTGGCAGAGATGCGCGACTGCGATTTCTGCAGCTCGTCATATTCCGCCGGCGTCACCTTGTTCCGATATTCGCGCAGATCGACGCTCAGGAACGCCTCGGGCTGCTCGATCGCCATCTTGCCGAGAATAATCGCCGTGTCTCCGTTCGGCTTGGGCGCCTCGCCAGCCAGCGCTGCCTTGCGGATCGAATCCGCCATGTTGCGGAGCTGGACGCGGCGATCGGGCGGGAGCCGGTCAAAGTTCGGGATCTGCGACACGTCGGTGAAATTATCGCCCAGCCCGTCGACGGTAGCGAGCGCAGAATCCCACTCGCTGTCGTCGCGACGCTTGTCGAGCATCTCGTCGCGCTTCACATGCTCGTCGACGCGTTGGCGCGCCCGCTCGAGGCGCTCCGGCGTCCATGCTTCCCGTTTCGCCCTGTCTTCCAGCGCGGTATAGGCTCCGGCCAAATCCCACTTGCGCGGTTCGCTCCCGCCCGTCGCGGCCTGTCCCGTCTTGCGCTGAAACTTGGCGACATAGTCGCGCGTCTCGGCCGGGAGATATGCCACCCAGTTGTCCGGCTCCCCAGCCTTCCGCGCGCGCGCCAGCGCGCCGTTGACGCCCGTACCCTTCACCGCGCTCCCCGGCCCGGCGTTATACGCCGCGGCGGCCTTGACCGGATCGCCGCCGAAGCGGCGCAGCATGTCCTTGTAATAGGCCTGACCCAAGGCGCGGTTATAGTCTGGATCGCTGCGAAACTTCTCCGCGTCCCACGCCAGCCCGGCAAGGCGCGCCGCCTCGGGCCCGGTCGATGGCATGACCTGCATCACGCCGACGGCACCGGCCGATGAGGTGAGGGGCTTGCCGTTCTTGTCGAAATGGCGGCCGCCGCTCTCATTGCTCTCGATTGCCTTGAGCTGCGAATAGAGCGTCGACGCGACCGACGGGGTCGGCTCGCCCTCTGGCCCCGACGTAGGGACCGATCCAAGCGCGACGAGCGCGTCATTCTCGGCCTGACGATATTGCATGGCGGGCTGGAGCTTCGCCTCGATGCGCTGAGCGTCGGTGAACGAAAGGTCGTCGCGATATTTCTCGAACAGCGCTAGGGCTCCGTCGACATCGTCGGCGGTCAGCCTGCCGCTGATGACCGCGGTGTGGACGCCCGAGACGAATTTCTCTTCCTCGTCGTCGGTACGCTCGTCCGACCAGCCCTGCCGCTCCGCCAGCGCGCCGATCTCGGCGAGCCCGCCCGCGATATTGTCGGCATAGCGTTCCGGGTCGCTATACAGCCGCACCGCGTCTTCCTGAAACCCCGATAGCCGCGCCTCGGTCTGTTTCTGCCATTCGACGTTGAGCTGGTTTGTCGCGTAGCGCGACACGTCGACCAGGTTGTCGCCGATGCTGCGATCGAGCGCTGCGCTCAACATGCCGCGCTGGCGATCGTTCTTCGCCTGCTTCAGCGCCTCGTCGCGCAGCTCGGTAAAGCGCTTCTCTACCCCGGCGCGTGCCTCGCCCGCGTCAAAGCCCTGCTTGGTGAAGAAGGCGTCGTCTCCGGTCCATAGCATCTCGCGCATCTGCGCCGTCGTGGCGTTGTGCAGTTTCTTCGCCGCGGCCTCGTCATAGGTGGCCTCGATCTCGTTCCATCCCTCGGCGACGCGGCTAAGGTCATCACCGGCACGTTGGAGAGCCTGCCCGAAATAGTTGCGCGATTCGGCATAGGCAAACCGCTCTTGCGGCTGGCGCTGCACCTGGACGGAGCGGCCGGGCGTAACGGGGACGCTGACCATTACCCGGCTTTCTGGCCCGCGCGGAACTTCGAATATTGCTGCGCACCGCCGAGCAGCGTCGATGTCGCGCCGAATGCGGCAGCAACGATGGCCTGCTTGCCCTCCGCTTTCGCGGCGCGTTTCTGGCTCTCGTAGTTCCAGGCGTTGATCTGCAGCCCCTTGACCTCGCGCCTGACGTTCTCGCTCAGCGCCGCGCTGTCTTCCCGGCCGATCATCCGCGTATCGTCGATGACACGCGCCGCTGACCCAGTCGTGATATCGACGTTGTTCCCCGCCATGCGCGCGGACTGCGCCCCGACGCGGCCAGCGACCTCACGCCCGAGCTGGCGCTGCTGTTCCTGCCCCTGCGCAATGGCGTCCACCGCCGCCTCGCGCGCGAGCTGCTTGTTTTGCTCCGCGACCTGCGCTTGATAGCGAGCCATCTGGCTCTGATAGATGCCGCCCTGGATTTGCCCCGCCGCCGAGACGGCGGCGGCACCTAGGGCGAGAAGGCCGGGATTACACACGGTCGGGACGCTCCATGGCAAAGTCGATAAACGGAACGCCGCCGACCATGCGCAAGTCGTCGCAAAGCTCAAAACCAGCGTGCCGTATGAAAGCGATTGCGCGATCGTTATCGGCCGAGACGATGTTTTCGAGACGCGAGAAGGTGGAAAACATCTCGGCGAGGATGGCAGGGGTATGCCGCACGAGGTCGCGGCCATGATCATATATCCGCTCCGTCCCGAGCATCCACGGCTCGCCGATACCCTCCATCATGCTCAACGACGCAACGCCCACCATGGCGTGCGGCTCGTCATCCACGAGGGCGGTCAGGGCCCAAAGAGAGGAGGCTAGTGCGCGATAAAGGGCGGCGGCCGGTCGCAGGCCGAACGCGGTGCATTCCGACACGTCGTGCGGTCGCATATGGTCAGCGACGAAGGGAACGTGTGAAGCGCGAGCCTCCACTAGCCTCACTTCGCCTCGACCCCGTAGTGAATGCCGGTAATAGTCATGGGGTAGGGCGATGATTGCATGACGATGATGGTCGCATCGCGATCGACAATCTGATCGGGGCGGGCAGGTTCGGGCTGACCAGTGAACATGATCGGCTCCCCGATTTCCCCTTCCTTTCGGGTTCGGAGCAGTTCCAGTTCGCCCTCTTTTCGGCCGGCGCGCACGTCGAAGCTCTCGACCATCTCAACATAGATTTCGCCGGTGATCTTCTTCTTCGGCTCGGGTGGAATCGGCAAGGTTTCGACGATCGCGCTGTAGGGCAGTCCGACGATGACAAAACTGGCGGGCTCCTCGATAGAGATTGCCCCGTCCGCTACGGTTGTCCTGAGCGTATAGCCGTTGGCCAGCACCGTGACCTCTTCGCCTTCAAGATGGCCCAGGCCTCTGATCTCTGTCTGCGCGTCCTCGAATACATAGATCCGCGAGCAATCGAGGAACGAGGCTGTTCGGTAATCAGTCCACTTCAGCCTATCGAGATATTCGACATAGCGCACGGTCTCGCCATCGATCACACGCTCGACGATTAGATAGACGCGGCTTTCCTGCCCCTCGGGAACGGAGCACACATCAAGCACCTTGCCGCCGACGTCCTGCTCGGTCCAACCCCAGACCTGCTGCTCCGCTTCCCATGTGAAGGCGAGCAGCGCGCCATCGTCGCGGACGCACCACAGGATCGACGACGGCTCAGCCTGATAGGCCATCCGGACAATGCGAAAATCTTCGAACAAGTGCGGCGCGAAGATCGACACATCGTTCGAACGATAGCCGTCGATTTCGAAGGTATAGCCCAGCGTCCGAAGCCCAGATTCGACGCGCGGCTGATAGAAGGCCACTTCACCGACCATGATCGGCTTGGGTAAGGCGACGCCGCGGCCGACGTGACGCTTTGCGCCAGGCGGTGGATTGGGGACGAGAATGTCGTCATTCGGCCCGACGAGCGAGAAGATGTTGTCGCTCGTGCCGACGAGCAGGCGATCCATCGGAATGAAGGCCTCGATCACATTGCTCTGCCCCGTCGAGATCGACATGGCGATGCTGTCATTCTCGCGCTGCGGCCTCGCAAAATCCATGTTCTCGAAATCGGCCGAGCGCGAAGCGAACACGCCGTTGGGGCTCAGCGTCGTGCCGCCGAACCACAGACGCTGCTCCCAGAACCCGACACGCGACGGATATTTTCCCGTCGCGCCGAACGGCGTGTAGGCCTCGATCGGCGCGTCGGCATAGTCGGGCTGGTACCCATCGTCGACAAACGACGTACTCGTCGACTCGCCTATGAAGCCGAAACTGCCGCTTTCATGCGACTTGTATATGCGGTAATAGTCGACCGTGCCCGTGGCGGGCGCAGCCCATGTGATCGTCGTATAATTGCGCGGAAGTTCGGTGTCGTTCGTTGCGCCATCCGGCGCCGACCCGCGGCTTTCCTGCCCGTCGGTATTCACGGCCGAGATGATGTACGAATAGCTCTGCGGGAAATATCCGTCGCCCGAGTTCGCCGCATCGGTGTTGGCAACGGTCGCGACAGCGCTGACGCTCGTCGGCACCCCGATGCCAGGCGCGAAGGTTACCTCGTCATAGGTCCAATCCGCGTGATCGTTCCGAAACAGCTTCGACACGGGGTAATATTCGTGCGTCAGGTAGATCGCGTTATGCGCTTGGGCATAATCGATATCGCCCAGCTCGGGGGCGTTGTATGGCGTCGCCATCTTATAGAGCGGATAGACGGCCATCAGGGAATCGGGAAGCCGGGTGTGAAGCCGCCCCACCCGCCGCCACCGCCGGGCGGAACCGTCGGGGCAGGCGTCGGGGCAGGCGTCGGGGCAGGGACAGGGGGAGGTGTCGGCGCCGGCGTCGGCGGCGCGACGCGCACCGTGCCATCGTCGGCGGTGAACGTGCCATACCCCGTCGTGTCGACCCCAATGCTGAAATTGTTGGCATTAATGACCGTTACCGTCACAACGCGACCATTGAGTTCAACCATTCCCTCTATGCCCGCCAGATAGACCTCATCATCATTGGCAAGACCGTGGAACGGCGCGGTCACGACACCCGGGTTTGCCTTCGTGATGCCGGTGATGCCGAACCCTTCGGACAGGACCGCGCCGCCCAGCGCCATGGGCCGCATCGTGGCCTGCCCCATCAACAAGGCATAGCTCTGCCCCGGCGAATAGGTGAACGGCAGCAGTCTCGCGTCGAAATCCTCGGGTCGAAGCTTATAGACGAACCGCGTGCCGGGCCGCTTGCGAACACCGCCATATTTGAGGATCGTAACATTTGTCAGCCGCTTGGCACCGGCCGTCCATGTCTCCACGTCGCGGCGCGACTGGACCACCGGCGCGAAGATGCCGCGCGTGAAGTTGCGCTTGCTTACCGTGACCATGCGCCACCGAGCCAGCCGCCGCGGGCAAGGATGCCCTCTGGCACGAACTCTTTGCGCACGCGCGGGTAGCGGTTGAGATCGTCAGCAATGGCTTCATTTAGAGCGCGATCCGCACTCTGCTGCTTGACCAGCCATTCGCGCGTGTCCGCCTTCTCCCCAAGGATGGGCCGATAGATCCTCGCCGCGAGCAGGCGGATGACAGCTTGCGCGAACAGGGGATGCCATTTGTTCGGCTGGACCGCGTCGAGCGAATATTCGAGGATCGCGCCCTCTAGATTTGTGTAGAGCGTGCCGTCGGCCAGCGTGTAGTCGATCCGCTCGAATCCCGGAGTGAGCGACGGGAAATAGAGCATCGGAGTCACGACGATGCCGGGGATCGGGACGGCGGACAGGTCGCGCACCAGCACGATCGGGGACACGATCTCGTCGGGCAGGGCATAGGCAAATGCCCATTCGCCCTCGCGGTCGTTTGCAACCAGTGCAAGGGTGGCGCGGCGCTTGGCAAAGACCCAATCGTGCATCCCGATCAGGTCGGACACCACGCCGTTGAGGTGGCGGCTGCATTCCCGAGCCTCTTTCGCATCGTCGTCAATGCCGGTGATGGGATGCGCCGGGAGGTCCGATATCGCCTCGTTACAAATCTGGACGAGATTGCGCGCCATTATTCGTCGCCCTGCAGTTCCTGGACCGCCTGCTCGACCGCAGCAAGTCTGGCGCGATCCATTGGCGGCACACTGGAGCGTTTGGGCTTGCGAGCCGTTCCGCGAGGTCGGGAGGGATGCGATGCCATTGCGTGACGCTAGGTCGACATCTTCGGCGCTCAAAATGAAGGGCCGGAGCGCCTTGCAGCGCCCGGCCCCTCGCCCCCGGAAATGGAAAGTCAGCGACTGATTGCAGCGATCCGAGCAGAAATGGCGGCTTTCACCGCAGTGCGCGCAGGCCCCTTGCGCGAGAGTTCGCCCTGTTCGATGGCGCCGAGATGGTCGTCGACGTTGCCGTTCGTGATGGCCGCCACGATGTCATCGGTTCCGCCTTTCAGAAAATCGGTGACGTTGAGACGGTCGATGGCCTCGCTCCCGCCGACCGGCTGGGCGCCGCGCGGGGTGCCCGCGATTTCGGCCGAGCCGACCGGCCGGAAGCGAGTGCGGACCTTGACCGTTTCAGTGAAGGTCCGCTGCAATTTGCCATCGACAACGATCGGCTGCGGCAACGTGACCTCGATTTCCTTTTCGGTGAAATCTTCGTCCGAAACGAAATCCTCGTCGACCTGAACGATCTCGCCCGGCTCGTGCATCTCGCCATCGAAATAGGGCTCGGGGCCGCGAACAATGGCTTCAACAATCTTACCCATGACTCAGGCCTCCTCAGTAGCCGGTATTGAACGTCGGGATTGCCGTGTCGTCGGTATCGCAGACGATGCCGCCGAACACCTTCCCAGCGGTGTGCGTGCCCACGGTGACGTACTGGAACCCCAGATAGCGCTTCGTCGTCCGCGGGACGGCCGCGCGAAGCAGGACCGCACCCTTGAGCAGGCTGGCTTCGGCGATGACGCCGGAAGTCAGCAGCACAGTCGGTGACGAAAGGTCGGAGTTGGCGCTCTCGACAAAGTTCACCGCGAGGCTAGTTCCGCTGGCGAAATCGGTCGTCACGGATGCAAAGACCTGTAGGCCGCGATTGGTGTTGATGTTCACACCGGCGAGGCCCTGGTCATAGACGTCGGTCGAATACTGGGTGCCAGTAGTGGGCGCCTGGTTGTTCGAGAACGTCATTTCACGATCGGTAAGCATTGGTCTATTCCTTTCCTGTCTCGATCAGACCACGCGGGCTTCGTCAGCCTTGAGGACGTCCGCCACACGCACCGGAACCTCGCCGAACACCATCATGCGCTTGCCGCCGACCGTCTCGTAAGAGAAGTTCGAGCTGTTCGCGTTGTTGATGAGCTGAAGGCGGAAGTTCTCGCGGATATTGCGCGGCATGTAGAACGCCGCCCGTGCGCCCGGCATGGTCAGGCCCTGCACGCGCTCCAGAGCGCGGGCCATCAGCATCTCGATCTGCGCGCCGGTCGAATAGTTCGGCGTCAGGAGCGACTTGTCGATGTTGCAGATGCGGACGCCGCGGCGATAGTCTTTGATCGACAGGCCGGTCTTCCAGATGAAGTTGTCCGACACCGCGAGGAAGCGATTCCCGTCAGCGTCGAGCACGTAGCCACCGGTTTCGTAACCGTCGTCCGCCGTGCCAGTACCCGCGGTCACGTTGATGTGTGTGATGCCGGCCTTCGAGCCCTTGGGGTAGATGCCCTTGAAGCCCATCGGGTGCCAGACAATCAGCGCGATCGACGAGTTGTCGGTGCCAGTCCCGCCACCATCGATGATCTGGTCCTTCGTCGCGCCGGACAGGCTGTTATAGCGCGGGAACATGCCCGTATACTGCTGCGGGCTGGCAGCGGCGTTGCCGTAGAAGATGCACTGGGCATTGGCCTGCCCGAGCGCTTCATAGAAAGCCGTCGCTTCGGTAAGACGATAATTGTCGGGGTTTCCCGACATCATTGCCGCCTGACGATCGATGTCGCTCTGACCCTCGAACCACGCCACGCCTTCATCGATCTGGGCGACGCGGCTCTTCGAGCGCGGCACGCCCTGGTTTAGCCCTCGCGCGAAGACCGTCGGAAGGCCGGTGCGAACGGTTGTGCGCTCGCCGGTCGGCAGGTTGCCCTCCTCCCAGAGCTGATCCTCCAGAACCTCGTTCTGCTGCGACAGCCATTCGCCAATGATGGCGACCTTGCCGTCGGGATCGAGGCGCTGCGTGATGTCCGCGAGAGTGTGAAGCTGAGTACCGAGAACAGTCATGTCTTAACCCCTTCCGTAAAATTTCTGAGCAGCGGTAAGTGCGGTCTTCGCCGTTTCGCCCGAAGGCGTGCTGGCTTCGGAAAGCGCGCGCCCCGCGCCCGCGATGACGCGGGTGAGCAGCGGATGATTGCCGAGGCCGCTTTCGTTGAGGAATTTCGAGAAATCGGCGCGAACGGTCGCATCGGGAATGAAATGCGCGATGGCCTTCGCCGCGAAGGCTTGGCTTTCCTTCAGCTTGGCGCCGCCGACTTCCGGATCGGCTTGCAAGTCGCGGGCAAGATTGGCGCTCAGCTCGGCGCCGGCGGCGTCTATCGCCTTCGTAGTGCGCTCCGCGATCGCTGGCGCCACTTTCGACGCGAACAGCGCAACAATCTGCTCAGCGCCTTTCTGGCTGAGATCGAGCCCCTTGAGATCGTCCTTCACCAGGTCGAACATCTCGGCGTCGAACTCCACGCCCTCGGGCATGGTGAAGGCCGAGGTGTCGTAGGCTTCGGGCGCGCCAAGGATGGCGTCGGCGGCAGCTTCGGCTCCATCGGAACCATCTTTACCAGCCTTGTCGTCGGCGGACTTGCCGGCGTCCGTCACATCGGCGGTCTCGGCCGTGGCTGCGGACGTTGCGTCGGCGGCGGCAGCGTCACCGAGCGCCGTAGCCTGCGCAGTCTCAGCGGCATCGGTGGGCGGGCTGGTGTCCGTATGTTCATCGGGGGCACGCATCACGCGACCGATGCGGCGCTCGACAGGCGAAAGCCCGGAGCCCGACAGCAGGCGGATGCGGGTTGAGCGGTGGCTATTCAGGATATTCTTGATCGTCATGTCTTGCTCCTTTCGGGGGGATTTCTTTTCCGGCGGCGATTGCCAATGCGATGATGTCATCGGGCTCCGCAGGCGTTGCGGAGAGCCAGCCGAAGATTTCGAGCCCCAAGGAGCGCTTGCCTTCGAGAAAAAGGCGTTGCTGCTCATCGCGAGTGAACCGGGTGATACCGCTCGCCCTATAAAGCTCAAAAATCACGCGCCGGAACGCGGGTTGCTGGAGAAGCCAGTCGCGATCGGCGACCGGTATCGGGCCGGACGCAGCCATCAGAACTGCTCCGAATTGTTGGACATCTCGGCAATGTTAAGCGCCGCCGTCGTGGCGTCCTTCGCGGGCTGCGCCAGCGCGGCCATTTGCGCCATCTGCTCCTGCTGGGCGCGCTGGGCGCGGATATCGTCGACCGTCGCCTTGTCGCGGATCGCCCGCGCCGGCATGTTCGCGCGCTCGGCATAATCGTCGACGATCGCGTCGGGGTCGACCTTGTCGAGCACCTGCGGGCCGAAGAGCTGGCCAAGCGACCCGACAAAGCCGACCACGCGCTCCGTCGTCGAGAGGCCGAGCATTTTCTGCGCCATCGCGAGGACCGAGACAAACTCGACCTTCAACTCTTTGCCCTGCAATTCATCTGGCGCCGGGGGGATCAGATTGCCGCGGCGCGCAATCCCGATCATCCGCTCGACCGCAATCGGCAGCATGTCGTCGTTCACCATCTCGACGACGGGGCCGATCTGGGTCAGCTTCTCCTCGTCGCGCTTCAGCAGTTCTTCGACGTTGCGCGGCTGGACGCCGGGCATGTTCGTGATCGCCATGAACAGGTCGGCATAGGTGAGCCGGTCGATTGACTCGTGCAGCCGCAAAATCTTCCTTTCAGCGGCCTGCAATGCCAGAGGGTTGATCTCGATCAGCGGCTTAATCGCCTGCACCTGCGTCAGGTCGGGAACGTAGTTGTGCCCGCCTGGACGCATATCGAGGTCGCGAGCCGGTCCCGCAGTGGGCGGCTTCTCGATCAGGTCGAACATGCGCTGCTCGCGAAGGTTGATCAGCGCCAGTTCGCGCATGTCGCCGAGCGCATCATGGCCGACGCCGCGACCATAGCTCGTCGGATTGCCGTCGCTGGTATCCCAGCGCGGCGCCCAGAACGGTTGCTCGCTATAGCGCTTAGCTTCGAGCAGCGCGGTCTTACGATCGTCGTTGCAGTCCCAGATCACCGAATCCCATGCGGCGTTGGGGCCGGGCTCGATGAGCTGCTTGCAGAGGACGATGTTGCCGTAATCCGACCTGTCCCACATCGCCTTGACCTGCGGCGACACGGTCGACCAGTCGTAGTTCCCGCCGGGGCGGCCGACGAACCGCTTCACCACCTGGTCGACCGTCATCGGACACGAGCGCATCAGCGTGTCGACGCTGAACGCGTCATTGAGCCCCAGCCAGTACGAGCCGATGGGGAGAGCAAGGCACGGCGCGACTTCGAGCGGGTGCTCCGTCATGATACCGGCGCCGGGACCGAAGCGCGCCATGGAGCCATAATTCTGGCGCGCGACCTGATAGAAATTCGAGGCGTCGAACAGGGCGTAGATCACGCTCTGGAAATCATCGAGCCACTCGCGCGCAACCTGATATTCATTGAGCTCGGTATCGACGAATTTGAACTCGATCCACGGCCGGTTCGGTGACGAGAGCCCGGTGTACATTCCGGATTGGACTGTGCGGAACGCCAAGATGGGGTGGCTGTCGTTAAGCTGGCGAGGCTTCGGCCGCTCCCGGCCCTTCGCGTTGACGCCCAATGCTGGCACCTGCCCATAGCCTGAGAAGTCGGCGATGTTGTACCAGTCGTCTTCGTGGTCGCTGCGGCCGGCCTTCAAGGCTTTCTCGACCTTGTCGGCATGTTCGCGTCGCGTCTTTTCCCGCGACGGCGCATGAGCCGGAGCGGCCTTCAGGGAAAGCGTCTCAGCCATTTGCGCTATGCTCTTTGGCGCAGCGCGCGCACTTCACCTTGCCATCTTCGGGCTCGGGGCTCTGCTGTTTCTGTCCGCATTCACAGGTGAAGCGGAGGAAAGGCTTGCCGCGAATGTCGATACGCTCAGCCACCGAGCGTCGACGTCGTCATCGGCGTGTTGAGCGAGGGCGCCGCCGCGCTCATCAGCGCGGCATAGCCCCGGCGACGGCGCATCGGATCATCGATCGCGCCAGGCTCCTTCAGCTCGGGAACCTTCATCTCCTGACGCTGCGCGGGCGGCGGCGGGACTTTGGGGGCTTTCGGCATGCACATGCGCGGGATCACCTTTCGGAGATCGTGCTATTTCAGCGGCTATCGGCGCTCAAAATCAGAGCCCAAGCCGTCCGATCCTTCGCAACCGAAGCCCACGCGCCACCCGCTTGTTCGCCACCGGGACGCCAATGATCGGCCGGTATCCGCGCAGGCGGATCGAACCGCGCGTTGGAACCGCGAAATTGTGGGCCGTGCGAACCACGGTCGGATTGTCGCCGGATACAAACAGGGATCCTCGCGACGGGAACGCATATCGGTGATCGCCGCGCGCCACCGTCGGTGCATTTCCGAGGATCAGGATCGACCCTCGCGTCGGCGCCGCGAACCGGTGATCCGTGCGAGATACCGAAGGCTGCTTCCCGGCTAGCCGGATCGCTCCCTTGGTAGGCGCGGCCCAGCGATGAGCGGTGCGGACCACTGCGGGCTGATCGCCCGACACGAATATCGAACCGCGGCCCGGGGCAACGGTCTTGTTGCCCGACGACGCAACCTGCCCGTCATCCCCCAGCGCTGCGCCGCCGAGCGGGTAGAGCCCAAGCATCCTACATGCTCGCGGCTAGGCGAAAGAGATCGTCCGCTTGTTCTTTGGTCATGCCAAGACCAACCGCCGCTGCCTGCAAGGTCGCGTTGCCGCGCTCGATCGCCAGCGCATATTCCCATTCCTCGGCGGCCTCTTCGTCGAGCGTGGCGACATAGGCATCCACGGTGGCCTTGAGCCCGAGATGACGCAGCGCCTTGCGCATCTGGAGAGGGGTGACGCTGGCGGGGACGGGCGGCTTGGCGTCGGGATGCTCGGCACGGAATGCGGCAGCGGCCGCCTCCTGATCCTCGCCCTCTTTCAACTCAAGCCGCGTGCCATCGTCCGCGATCAGCACTTGCGATCCCTCGGGGGTAAATTCGAGCCGCATATCAGGTCACCTTGAACGTCAGGCAAGGGGCGTCCGAACCCAAATAGGACGGCTCCCCGCCAATCGGTGAATACATCTCGCTCGCGGTGTCGGTGAACGTCGGAGCGGACCCGGTGAACGTTGCATTCGCCACCATCCCCACCCCGAAACCACCGCCCCGGAGCAAGGCACCGGCTGCCATGGCCATCATCACGGCGTTTGTAGACCCGTTGCACCGTCCGAAGCGGTAGGTGCCGTTGTTGGCCCAGAAACACGCCAGATACATGTCAGCTTCCAGAATGAGGCTGAGACCGGTAATGTCGATGTCGGTGCTTGCGGTCTCCGTGGTCAGGGCACCGCTGTCGTAAACCGGCGCGCCGAGCAGATAGCCTTTTGGCCCCATGCGATAAATGAGGATGCGCGTCTTGTGACCAGTGGTCGCCCCTGTGGCCATATAGAAATGCAGGCTCTTGATCGAAACCCGGCGCAGAATCGGCCAGGGGACGATCTGCATCCGGTCAGCGACCGGGGCATCGGCGGCGTTCGTCTGAAGCCAACCAGACGGGCCGTACATCATCCCTGACCGATAGGCGCTCTTCAATCCCGGCAACTGATCGAAATCACGGGTGTTGGGCGAGATATACATGATCGCCGAGCCCGACAGGCTGATCGGCGAATTGGAGTTTGTCGAACGCAGGCAATTACGGGTCAGCGTCGTGCCGCTCGATCCGGCCACGCCCCAGCCGACCTCGCGCGCCGATCCCTCTTCGATCACATAGGAATATTCTCGCCCGTCAACTCCTCCGCTGCCCGCAATAGTCAGAAAGCTGGCAATCGCCGTGCCGAGCGTCAGGGTGCCGGTGCCGGTCGACGTCACGTTGACCTTCACCATGTTGAGCAGACCGGGCATCAGCTCTTGTCGAACCAGCCGCCCGAGGGGCCGGTCAGCGTCAGGTTGTTGCCCGCCGTCGTGGCGGGGATATCCGCTGGCGCGCTGTCGCCGATGAACGACCCGATCAGCGGGTTCGTCAGGCCCCACAGCGACCCGCTCACATACATCACGGCATAGCGCCAGGCCGGGATGCTCCCGCCGGAGGCGGTCCACACCACATCGTCGCTATCGAACAGGAAGCCGTTGACGATCGCGGTTTTCGCCTTGTTTGCGAGAGTGGCCCCGCCAGTCGTATAGCCGTTGCCGTTTGCAATCTCATTGGCTGACACAGCGGACCAAAGATGATGACCCGTCGTCTCGTCATAGTCGGGCGTATAGGACGAGGTCACCAGCGCGAACTTCACCGTTGCGCTCAGCAGGTCGCCGATGTTGATGATGTCGATATTGCGCGTGTAGATCAGGAACGTGCCAGCAGCGGCCATGTCATTGCCCCTTCATTCGTTCAGCCATGCGGCGTTCGAGCTTCGCGCGGCGCGCGGGATCGGTGGTTGCGGCGAGGCGGCGCTCGTCATCGGACTGAGCGATGTCGATTCTGCTCGGTTCCCTTTTGGGCCGCAGGGCAAGGAACGCCGCGACGATGACGGCTACGGCGATCAGGCCCACGATGATGATTGCCGCCTCGATCATACCGCAATCACCGAAATCTTGTCGCCGGGCTCGACCTCGATATCGACCGGATCGTTCGCCGTGACGGGATAATCGGTTGCGGTCGCGGTGGGAGCCTTACCGACGCGGATCGCGCAGTTCGCATCGGCGCGCACCGTAATGAACGTCGTCTGCCCGCTGAAGGCATTCGACGCGGCGGCGACACCCGAGAAGGTTACGGTCTGCGCGACGGTATGGTCACCGAGGCGCAGGACAGGGTAGCGCGAGCGCGACCGTGCCGTTTCCCAGATGCTGAGCGTTGCCATGGCCGTTGCCTACGGCCCGCAGTAACGGCGCTCAAAATTGCTGATTCAGGTCGGAGTAGGGGTCAATGTCGCGGCGAAGGTCAGGCTCCCAGCGCCGCCGATCGATATGCCGGCATTCCCGACAGCGCCGTTCCTGCAACATGCTCTCGCCCTTGTCTTCCCATTCGCCGTACGAGTGCAGGCCTATGCGGCAGAACTCGTTCATCGGCTGAGGTCCGCATAGGGGTCATAGGCTCGGCGAGGCAACCGAAGGTCATCGTCGAGGCGGCGATGCACGGGCGCCGCAAACGTCAATGCCAAGGCGTCGCCCTTATCCGGCGACGCCAGACCACGCTTTTTCATGTCCTTCTTCCGTTCAAGCTGAAGCGCCACCTGATCGGCACCATAACCATACTCGACGCCTGTCAGGTCCGCCTTCAACTCGTCGTCATCGGGAATCGCGCCGGCCGTCAGCCATTCGCGCATCGACGCCCACATCAGGGTGCGCTTGTTGGCAGTCTCAATGTGCAAGCCCTCGCCGACCATGACCTTACCGCCAGTGTCGCCGAAGTTGATGCCCATCACGTTCGGCACATTGAGCTGGTTCAGCCGGTCAATCAGGCCGGGGCCCATCGCGCCGCGGTCGATGAAGATCGCGTCGGGACGATATTGCTTCGCTTGCAGCGCAATGTCACCGGCGACGCGCATCAGGTTGCGCTGCATCTCGTTGCCCGTCCATTCGAGCCAGGGCATAGAGCGAGCGTCACGGCCTTGGCGGATCGCCATCACCGACTTGTCATCGCCATAGCGGGCAACATCGACGCCAAAGATGATAGGCTCGGAAAGCGACTGCATCGCGGGACGGGCCATCGCCGCATCGGCGATGTCGCCCGCGATGAACTGCATCGAACCAGCGCGGGGGAACTGCCCTTTCACGCGGACGCGAACGAAATCGCTGTCCTCGCCATATGCCGTTACCCATTCTGCAAGCCTGTCCTTATTCGTCCGCTTGACTGTGCGGCTATCAATCTGGCGATGGCGCCAAAGATGGCGGAACCTGCCCTCGATGGCCTCTTTGAAGCGACCGGTGTTGCGCGTCGGGTTGCCGTAGATAGCCCATAGCATCTCGGTTTCATCGTCGGTGAGCGCGCCTTCCGAAACCTCGAAGATCGGGTCGATGATCGAGCTGGCCTCGTCCATAATCAGGATCGTGCGCTTGCCGGCGTTGTGCAGGCCTGCAAAGGCTTCGGTGTTGCGCTCGCTCCACGGAATCGCGTCGATGCGCCAGTTGCGTTCGTGCCCGCGCTGCGTCGAAAAGAAGCTCGTTGCTTCCAGGCGGAACATCTCGCGCAGCATGGGGAACCGGAGCATCGAGTACCACTTGCCAAGCTCAGGCCAGGTCTTTGTGCGAAGCTGAGTATCGGTATTGGCCGTGACGACGCCGCGCGTGTCCTCGTGCGTCATCAGCGCCCAATGGCAGATGAACGCGACCTCTGCGGACTTACCGATGCCGTGCCCGCTGGCAGTCGCCTCGCGGATCAGCCGGTATGGATCGTCTCGCAGCTTCGCCCCGATCTCCTGAAGCTGCTCGCACTGCCATTCGTCGGGGCCGGTCTCTCTTTCGAGAGGACCGCCCTGGATACCCCAGGGCCATGCCCACATTACGAAGCCCAGCGGATCATGCGTGAAGCTGCCCAGATCGGTGAGCAGCTCGCGCCGGAACTCGGCAGGCGTCAGCATGTCGGCCATCAGCGACCCGCGGCCTTTCGGGCTTCGGCAAGCAGCTTGGCGGCGTCATCGGTGACATCGACCTCGACGCGTTCTCGGAAGGCCTGCACGTCAATATGCTTGCCCAGAAGATCGATGCGCTTGATGCGGTCGGACAGCTTGACCTTGTCGACGAAACTGTCGTCGTCGCCGTCCTTACCTTTCTCACGAACCGTCTCGACACCAGCGACAAGACCCTGACGCCAGATCAGCGGCCACTGCTTCACCGGCAGCAAATTCCCGCTGTCGTCGTACAAGTCAGCAAGGTCGGCTTCGGCTTCGGCCGTGAGGCGTTGGAGCACCCAGTCAGCATCAACCTTCGTCCGCTTGGAGCGCGCCGCCATCGCTTCCGCGATAGCAGCGGCCACCTTAGCATTGCTGAGCAGCCGACTGGCGTTCACCTCAGCCGAGTTGCCGGACGCGGTATAGCCCGCACGCCGATACGCGGCGGTTGCGTTCAGGTCGATCAGATACTCTTCGACGAAGCGCTGTTGCTTAGGTGCGAGAGACATTGCTCACGGCTTTCAGCACGGCGTTGAGCGAAGACGCGGCGCGATAATGAGCCGTACCGTCAGCTATCCACGAGATGTACCAGATGCCAGCATGGCCAATCGCGCGATCTCGCTCTTTGTCAGAGACCCAGGCGTCACCAGGAACGCCGGGCATCGGCTCAGCCTCGAAGCTGATGCTGACTGTCGCGAACCTCTCAGCGAGCAAAGGTGCGAGGACGTCCTCGACGCCGCCGAGAACTGTACCGTCGGTCGGACATTCATGTAGACTATTCATCACGAAATCCTTTCACACTTCATGGCTGCGCTCAAAATGAGCGATGGCTTCGACCTCCGCGACTTTCTCGGCAAACTCCGCCTCGGCGCGGGCGAGGGGATCGGGTACAAAATCGAGAATTTCCGGTGCGAGGTCGCAAGTTACCCGCAGCACGCCGACGCCGGGGACGATGACGCGGCCTGTCCTGCGATAGCCATCGCCAGACAGGAACCATCCAGCGCTCAACAGTCCGGCATGATAGATGCGCGCCGCGGGCGATTCCGAACTCGGGAACTTCGCCCAATGGCTGCAACCTTGCGATCGACGCGCGCCACAGAGTGGGCATTCCGCGTTTGCGTCTCCGACGATCTCCGGCTCGCCGTCGCGAACGAGCTTGGCACGCTGGCGCTCCCATCGCTCATGATCTGACGCCAGCCGATTGGCCTTGTGCTGTGCCTTGGTGATGCCGTTGGGAAAATCAGCCATTGCACCTCGCAGCTTATCTGCGGTCTCGATGGTCAGGCGCCGCCGGCGAAGGCGAACGGCCGAGCGAGTAGAGACCGTGACACGCGCTGCGAACATCAGCTTTGAGTAGTTTGTCCCGGTGCGCTTACACCAGGCGCCGATGTCTTCGATCAGCTTCACGGTCTTTGCGTGGCTGAGAAGGCGGTGCTCGTGTCTCATCGAGATGCCACCGGATGTCGCGCCCAACTCATCACGCGCTCGCCAATAGGCAATACCGTCACGACGACGCCGTCCTGGACGATTGCCCGCGCGCCGCATCTCATGATGACCGCGCACCTGCCCATTCGGGCCGCAACATGAAAGATCGGTGTCGACAGGGCGGCGACGATGTCAGCCTCGGCAATATCGCCGACACGCTCGCGGTATCGCCGGATGGCATGAGCGGAGACGGTAATCGCGCTCATAGCCCCGCCTCCACAGTGCGGACGAGGAAGGGCTCAGACCCGACACATTTCGCGACCAGCGCCGATCCGCAGATAACGGCCAAGAAGGTCAGTCCGAATGCGGCAAAGGCTGAAAGTCTAGCAACTCTAGCTAGTCTAGCACCGGCGCCCGCTAGTTTTCTGAAATCACCTTGCCTGATCATCCAAAAAATCCCATAAAATTAATAAATACAATAGGATATTCATTCCATACCCTTTGTTTGGGAATGGATGTCTGACGCTGAAAATCGCGAAGATTAGCGAACTCTAGCATGGCCTATGCTAGCCTTACGGACCGGTACGCATGGAATATGCCTCCCAGAGGTGAACCGCGCCGGGCTTCTCCCGACGCAGATATCGAAGGACGTTTCCGCGATAATCGGTGAGGTCAGCATGATCAGGGGTGATGTCGGTCAACCTTACTGGCGTCAGGAGTCCGACGATGCTCGCGACCAAGCCGTTGCAGTCGAGGCGGCGAAACCACGGGCGGCGATAGCAGCCGAACAGGTCGAGCGAAGACCATCCAGCTTCGATTGCCTGGGCTCCCCAGCGCTGCGAAATCGAAACCGCCTCGTTCGTCAGTTCGTCCCACACGATTGGGCGGGCAAAAGCAGGCGCTTTCCCGTTTGCCCATGGGATGAGGTCATCATCCCATGGCATCTTTTCGGCTTGGACCGGCGCTAGAGTTGCTAGAGTTGCTAGAGTACGCTCTGGCCGTCCATGGAAATGGCAGTTTTCTGCGGCTTTCGCGCTTGCAAATGACGCGGCGAAATCCTCGCACGGATCCGCTAGAGTTTGCAAGCCTTCCGCCAATATGAAGGCGCTGGGGTCGAATAGATCAGCCACGACGAGCCCCCGTTTCCCGGCCGACCTGCACCCGCCACGCCAAGCGGACCTTGCGTCCGCTGACGTGACCGCCGCCCTGAACCTCGGTGAGATGATCGTGGCGCACCAGAACCTCGATCAGGCTCTTGATGTAATCCGCGCCCTTGCGGATGCTGGTCGGCACCACGTTCTGTGAAATGGCGGTAACGTCGATGAGATTTTCGGTCCACTTATCCCGCAGCCAGTCGGACAGGTGCTGAGCGTCTCGCGCTGTTGCATCGAGGCTCGGCTTCCCGAACAGGCGCACGGCTTCGGACAGGTAGAACTCGGCGAGCTTGATGCCGCGGGCGAGTGTGGTCGCGTCCAGTTCCTGCAGATGATATCCATGCTCGAACACGCCGACGTTTGCGGCAAGGCGGGCGGCTTGCTCGGGCAGTTTCCCGACGAAGCCCTTGACCTCTTCGAGGTCTCCGCCCGGCCCGAGCCGGGCTTCGAGCGCATTGTAGAACGCCCACCACATGAGGCGGGCCTGTGTCGAAAACTTCAGCACCTTGGGCTTCAATACCGGCGTATCGTCGACAACCGGAAGCGGCGCTTCGAGAATTACCGTCAGCCGTTCGCGGAAGTCCTCGACCGCCTTTCGATGCTCCGCCCCCTGGCGTTGATCGGGATCAACGAACCGTGTGCCTGCGATGCTGTCTGGCGCCGCGACGAGAAGGCGGCTGAGAAAGCCCTGACCCTGCGCCTCGGCATTTCCGAGCAACCGGCCGGCGAGGATCGGCTGTATCATAAGGTGGAACGCGAGGCGGCGCCCCTTGAGGGCCGTAAACCCTTCGCCGACTGTGTTGATCTGGACGGGCTTGCCATCCCAGAAGTCGCTGAGCAGCGAGATCGTCATGAGCCGGTTGTCTTCCGTCATGCCGTACCCGCCGAGCCATGAACCGCCCTCGTCGGACATCAGACCCATGGAAGGGCGCCCGGCGATGTACCTCTTGACCAGCCCTTGCGTGGTTCCGCTGCGAATGACGATTGTCGGATCGGGCGGGCTTTCCGGGCGAGGGCCGAGATCGCGATAGGCCGCCTCAAGGGCGGCGCGACCGTCGTTCTTCTTCTTGTTCGTGACCGCCTTTTTCGATTCATCCCACGCCGACTGCGCGATGGCGGCGTCGCCCTTGCGAGAGAGATAGTTCTCCTCGAGCTTTTCCTGGTAGGTCCAGACCGGAGCCATCATGTAATCGTCGGAAGTCGATTTCCGGTCGCCGCTTTCGGCGATCGTTACCAGATCAAGCGATGTCGGACGCACCTGTCCAGTCGGCAGTTGAACATCGAAATGCCCTTGCACGGCCAGAGATATCGCGGCGAGACAGGACTGCGCTGCGATCGACACCGGCACATAGGCATGGTCGACGCAAGCTGCGGTCGCGCCCGCCAGTACCGGGCCGAGGGCTTCGATCGGATACTCGGCCTGCTTGCCCTTCTCGGGCATGATGTCGAGCGGCTGAATAACCGTCGGTGTCGCTTCCTCGAAGCTGTCGGAGAAGCGCCCGCTCATGCCGTCACCGCGCGGAGCTGGTCGTTCCAGTCGTCGAACTGGTCGTTCGGCCGAGCGCTGGCGACTTCTACACCGCGTTCGACCAGTGCGATTGCCGCCTTCGAGGCGGCGATTCGACCGGCCGTATTGTTCTGCTCAGCGATGATGACCTTGCGCACTTCCGGGGGAAGCTCGACCGCCGGCATCATGCTCGTCCCGAACGGAACCCATACCGGGAAGCCCGGGCCTTCCTGCATGATCGAAAGTCCGTCTTCCGGGCCCTCGGCCATGATGATGACCGGCTCGGCCGGTGCCAAGCGGAGCGCCGAGCCCCGGATCGTGCCGAGGCTGAGCTTACAATCCTTCACGCCGAGCGAAGGATTGTCATTCCGGAAAAATATGCGCTGGATGCCGACGACCGCGCCAGTGCCATCCTGCGCGCCGCAGACGAGGGCAGGGCGGTTTCTACCCCATTCGCCGGTTTCTTTGTTCCGCCACGACGGAATCATGCCGAAGCGGACGAACTGCGGCGGCTCGATCGTGATACCGCGGGCGCGGAGATAGATGCGGCCGGGCGTCTCGGCGACCGGCTTGGATGCGTCGAAGAAGCGACGCGCCCATTGTTCCTTTTCGAGATCCTCGAGCCGGTCCTCGGCCTCTGCCTTTTTGCGCTCGGCCAAAGTCCACGTCGGCAAATCGTCGTTGGCGAGGCGGACATAGGCCTCACGAAAGCCGCACCCTTCGCGATCCATCACGAACTTGAGGATGTCGCCGTTCCAGCCGCAGCCGAAGCAATTGGCGAAGCCCTTGGCGTCGTTGACGAAGAAGCTCGGCGTTTTCTCGTTATGAAAAGGGCACAGGCCTTTATACTCGCGCCCGCTTCGCGTCAGTTTTGTCGCCATCCCGACGACGCCGGACGTGAGCGTGCGCTCTTTCAGCTCGTCAACGCGCCGCCGAAACTCGGCGTCGTCGAGACGGAGTTTGCGACTACCGGAAGACCGGCCGCCAGCCCCCATTATGGTTACTCCGCCTCGTTTGAGGGAGGCGGACTCGCCAAGTCATCGGCGGTAACAACAAAAAAGTCATTTGGCTGCACGGTGCCGCTTGTTGCTGCGACGATCTTCCGCATCATTTCCTTGCCAGGAATTGACATGCCCTTAGCGTACCTCTCAACCGTGCGGGCATGTCGGGTGCCAATCTGATGGGCGAACTGAGTGTACGACAGCCTGTTGGCTGCGAGGTATCGATTTAGCTGCATGGGCTATAATTAGCGCGTTAAGCTAATATTAGCAAGAGGGTGCGAGAAGCCGTGGTTGGGCGCTTTCATCGCTTGGGGTAGAGAGAATTATGCAAAACCGAATCAGAGAAATTCGCCTTCAGAAGGGGCTCACCATGGAGCAACTCGCCGATAAGATCGGCGGTGTCCATTTCACGACAGTCGGCAAGATCGAAACCGGCAAGATCGAAATGACCCTTTCGAGGATGCAGGACTTCGCTCGTGCGCTAGATGTTAGCGTAGCGGAATTGTACGAAGCCCCCGAGGAGCGGGAAAAAGGCGAAACCCTCCCCGTAAAGTATCTTCGGCGGGGCGATACGATTGAAAGCGGTTTGCTCGTAGAGAGATCGGTTTTGCGGGGCTTCGCGGAATACGCGCTTGGTGATGTTATCCTTCAGGCGGTCAGTTTTCAAAACCTGCTCAGTCTCACCGGAATGTTGCGCAACTCACACGTATTGGTGCGAAGCGACGACTTCGGATTGATCGAGGGCTGCTATTATGCGGTCAAAAACCAGAAAGGTGAAATCTTCCTGTCGGAGTATAAGGAGGGGCCCGCCCGGTTTGTCCGCCCGACAGTGGGCTCGCGCTTCAAGGACATGATTCTGGGCCAAGACCAGATAGTGATTTTGGGCATCTGCCTGGTGTGGGAAGTCGCGCTAGTCCCCGCGCGTCATCCTTCCGTTCCTAGCCGATCCGGAGAGAATTAGCGTATTGCGCTAATTTTGAAATTGACATCATTTAGCGCCAAACGCTAAAAGCGCGGCATCACCTGATCGCCTTCGGGCCGAAGACGGAGATGCAGGCACGGAAAGACGCGCTCGGCCGCCAGCGATAGGGGCCAGCCTCCGCCGATCCACCTGCTCCACACCAGCAGGAGGTAGGCTTATGGCCGCCGATGTTTCTCAAGCGCCTCGCATGGCGCGCAGTACAACCAACATGGAGGATGCCGCAGCCGCGGCGCGCGCTCGCCGGGCACCGGCAGGCGACCACGTTGACCCAGACCTGACCGACAACGCCCTCGCCGACATCGAGATCGCGCGCATCTTTCTAGATGCGGCGGACAACTATCACGATGAGCTGACTGCGTGGTTCAATCTGCGTGGCTGCACCCCGAACCGGGCACTGCTCGAAGAGGTCAACAAGGCGCAGATCATTTCGCGCGAAGCCGACGACCGGCTGAGCCTCGCCGAAGGGCGACTGCGCAAGGCGCTCGACCAATCCTACAATGCGATGCCGAACCAACTGCGCCCCGCGCCAGACCCGCGCAGCTTCGACGCCGCATGGAGGGCCTACGTGACCGCGTTCTCGGCAGGGAATGCGTTCTACCTGCTCAACACCGAAGCCGATGGAATTGTCGGCGAGGCGGCGCAGGAACTGTTCGACGCCCATGTGTCCGCCGCGTTCGATTGCGCAAGAATCTTGCTCTCGACCCCCGCTACCTGCGTCGGGCACATCGAACTCAAGAAGATGGTGATCGACCAGCAGAATGCTGTTTGCTGGAACCACGAACATGTGGAGCCTTTCGTCCACCAGCTCATTGCCGACGCCATCGCGCTCGCGGGCGGTGCGAAATGAGTGTCACCATCCGCCAGTCGCCGTTCTCGATCCACGCTGCAGCTTATTGGGCTGCGCGACAGGCGTACGAGAACCATCGCGTCGAATGTCAGGTGCCGCTCGCAGAGGATAGCCCCCTGCAAATGGACTACGACAGCGCCTATACGCCGCTGGTCGGGGCAATGCACGACGCAGCCCATGCCGCCATCAGGGTTCCGGCTGACACCGCCGCAGATATGTCCAAGAAGATCGAAATCTTCTTGAACGAAGACCTTCACTGCGATCACCGGGACACGGTTCGTGAGTTGATCGAGTGCCTCGGCCGCGATGCCGCCAAGATCGGCGGTGCGGCATGACGGTCCCCGCCACAACGTTCGCAGTCGACAACCCCGTTGCCACGGTCAAGGATGAGGCGCTGATCGCGGCATGGCGTCGCTTCAAGATCGCCCGCGCGACCTATTCCGCCCTACCTCACGACGAACCATGCGCGGAGGGCGAAACGGACAGCCCGGCCGCCCTTGAACAGATAGCGATCTTTGAGGCCGCAGAGCAGGAGATCATCGCGACGGTTCCCGAAACCGACCGCGGGATCGAAATCAAGCTGTGGCTCGCGCTCGCGACGAACATCGATCAGAGCGAAATCGACATCCTCTGTGCGATCCGCGAGGACGAGCGTCACTTCCGCGAGGACGAGCACGGCCTCGACTGGACCGACAAGATCGTCTTTTCCGCGATCCAAGGTCTGCGCGAGCTGCAAGCTGCCGAGAAGGGCGGTGCAGCATGACTGAGTACTTCAACGACCCCGCAGCCCGTGCAGGTTTCCACGCGCAGGCAATCGCCACCATGGGCGAATGCCCGGCGTGGGACGCGGCAATCACGGCGTTCGTGACTACCGACATTGTCGCCCGCGCTCACCAAGAATTTGGTCCCCTTAAGCGGGCGCGCAACGATAGCGATCTCGAGAAGGACGAACTCGACCAGAAGCACGGCAAAGGCTGGCACAATCTGCCCGAGCATCAGGCGACGTGGGAGCGCCTGTGTGCGGCGGGTGCATCCTACGACGATGCGATAAGCGAGCGCTACTATAGCCCAATGTGGGAGGCGCAGCGTCGGCTTGTACTGACCCCGGCGCCTACGCTCGCCGCGCTGGTCGTCAAAGCAGCCGTCATGGAGTGGCACGAAGTCTGGAACGACAGCGCCATCGAACAGGACGGCGCCGAGCTGCTTGAAGTCGAAGCGCGTCGCCTGACCGGGGCTGGGGCATGAGCGCCCGCGGCTACATGTCGCCGCGGCGGCTTGCCGAGATGACGGCCGCACTCCGGACTGGCGACAGTTTCGTCAAGATCGCCGCCGACAACGATATGTCGGTGCCCAGCGTCCGCCGCTGGCTTCAGCCGGTGATCGACCTCCTGACCGAGCATGGCCGCGAACCGCGATGGATAGCGAAGGTTGCTGGGCATCGGGCACCGATCACTGCTGACCAAAAGGCTGAGATCAAGCAGCGCCTGACGACGGCGCTTAGCATTCGCCAGATCGCCCAAGCGATGAACCTCGACAAGAGCACGGTGACGAAGATCGCCAAGCCGCTGATCGCGGCCATGCGTGAGGCCGGCAGCCTTGGGCTTTGCGAGTGCGGGCAGGATCGGTTCCATCAACGGATTTGTTCCAGAACGGCAGGCACCGGCGCGACCGAAGATCAGTTGCGCAAAAGGATCGAGGTCACCGCGGCAATCATGGCTGGCGACTCGTTTGCTGCGATAGCCGAGCGCTTCGGCATGGGTGGCCCGACCAGCGCCAGGCGCTACCTGCGCCACTTGACACCGGAGCAGCGCCGCCAGCGAAAGGTGATGGAAAGCGCTAGGAGTATCGGCGAGCAGCCGGAAAAGCGAGCCGCGGTGGTCGCCGCTATCCTTCGCGGAGAAACCTATTCCGCCATCGCCGATCGCTTGGGCATGAGCGCCAACGGGGTCGCGCGCTATCTGCGTTGGCTAACGCCGGAGCAGCGCGAGCGCCGCAAGGCGCTGGAGCGTGACCGGACGTGCGGGACAGCGGAGCCTGCGCTTCGTCCATTCATCGACGCGACCTATTCCCAGATCGCGGCGGCAATGCCGCGGTGGCTCAGCGAGGCCGCCCGCGATGACGCGATCAGCGACATGTATTTGGCGCACCTTGAGGGCGCAGTTTCGATGTCGGACGTCGCCGCCGAAGCAAGGCGCTTCGCCAGCCGCACGGTCGCCGCTTTCGAGAGCAAGTTCGGCCCGCGTTCGCTGGACGAGAAGCTGTTCGATGACGGCGACACGACCCTGAAAGACACGCTGGTCGATCCGGCCGCGCTCGAAGCTTTCGACTACATTTTCGAGGAGGCACTATGATGCACCTGGCATTCGAACAATCGCCGGTCGACGCGGCTTGGGCGGCGTTTGACGCCGCCGCGATCAGGCTGAACCGCATGTACGCGGAATGCTCGCCGGACTGGGACACCCCTGAGGAAACAACGGCGCGGCGGGAATTGTCGATCGAGGTCGTCCGCCTCTGGAATGAATTTCGGACGCTGCTCGTCGGCCAAGACCCGAGGCCAGCAGCATGACGCTCCCGTCGTTCATCAACAAGGGGCAGCCCAAGACCGCTTGGCCCGAATGGCTGCTGAAGCACGCCGTTGGCCGGCCGGATGAAAACGGCTCTTTTCTGATCCGCACGAAGATCGGCAAGGATGAAGACCTGCGCGCGCGGGTCCATAAGGGCGCTATCGTCTTCGAGCGCAAGGGCGTCGCCTACACCCGACCCGACGCCGACGACGCGCGTCGGTTCATCGCCGAACTGGAGGAGGCCGAGAAGCCGGACCCGAAGAATGCGCCGGTGGACGCCGCTCCCAAACCGTTCAAGATGCGGATCGTATCTCCCCCGAAACCGAAGCCAGCGGGCCGCAAGTTCGCGGCGCCGAAAGGCAATCCGCCCTCTATCGAAATGCGCAACCCCGGCGAGCTGCGGATTGACGACAGCTATCAGCGGTCGATCGACACCGGCCCCAGCCGGGCGCTCATCAACCGGATCGCGAGCGATTGGGACTGGCGCATGTGCTTGCCACTAGTCGTGTCGAAGCGCGACGACGGCTATTTCTATGTGATCGACGGGCAGCACCGGCTCGCCGCGTCGAAACTGCGCACCGACATTCCCTTTCTGCCGTGCTGCGTCTTCGTCTTCGAGAGCGTGGCCGAGGAGGCGAAGATGTTCGTCGCCATGAACCGCGCGCGTCGCGCGGTGAACCGGCTGGACGACTTCCACGCGGCGCAGGCCAGCGGCAACGAGGATGCGCTTGCGATCAAGGGGCTGATCGAAGCCGTCGGCTTCACGGTCAGCCGCAAGACTGGATCCGGCGCGTGGGCGCCCGGCGAGGTTGCATTCACCAGCGCGATCGGAAAGGCCCGCCGCCGCTATGGCGAGCGCGTTGTGATGACCGCGCTCGAAATCATGGCCGAGGCGTTCAAGGATGAGCGGCTTGTCGTCGGCTCCCCCGTCTTCACCGCCATCTGCGGGATGCTTGGCGATGCCGAGTTGAAACCAGACCGCGCGCGCCTGCTGGCGGGGGTCCGCACCCTCGATATGTCCGGCTGGGCCAGTCTGATTGCAGAATGCCGGGGTGGGACCGACCGGAACAAGCATATCCGCGACTTCCTGCTCGCTGCTTACAGCGATGCGCAGGTGGCGGCATGACCGACTTGCGACTGGAACGAGTAAACACTGCAAAGGGTCGCGGTCGCGACCCCATCCCGGCCGTCACCTTTCTCGGCGCTACGCAATTTGGCGGTTTGACCTTCGTCGAGGAAGTGGAATCGCGCGTGTATAATAAGATCGACGGTCGTCGCTTCATTCGGCTTGGTCGCTTCAAATGCAGGTGTGGTGCCGAAACGGTTGCAGAGCTGCGCAATGTAAAGCGTGGTTTTACTACGTCGTGCGGCTGCATTCTGAAAGCGCATATGGCTTCTGCGTGGAGGTCCGCAACATGACCTGCCGAGCCTGCGGACAACTCTGCTGCGACCATAGCGACGCCGAATATCAGGGCGTTGTGCTGACCCGCGCGGCCGCGCTTGTTCAGGCGCGCCAGATCGTGTCGGACAACCTCAACCCGACCAGCCACCGGGCCTGCAATTGCCGGGAACGCATCGCGGCTGGCGAGTGGGACCGAGAGCTATCGGTGCGATCGGTGATGACTGCGATGGGCTGGGGAGCCAGCGGATGACCGACCTCTTCACCTATCCCCACGCGCCGGGCGCGCAGGACCGCGACACGTCGCGCGCGGCAGCGGCGGAAATCGCGCCGGAGACAGCGCTGTTGCGCGCCCGCGCGCTGGCGGTCGTCGAACGCTCGAACGGCCTCACCGCCGACGAGGTCGCGGGCAAGCTAGGGCTGTCCATCCTCTCGATCCGGCCGCGAATGACCGAGCTGTCACGGCTCGGCAAGGTCCGCGACAGCGGCCAGCGCCGGCCGAACGCGAGCGGTCGCAATGCGATCGTCTGGGCGCCGGTGTATCCGGCCGCCCTCAAGGGGCAGCGATCATGACCGACGATGAAAAGGATGCGCTTGCGCTCAAGATCGCCCGGATGGCGGTCGAGGAGGTCGGCCCCGTCGAGGCGCCCGGCGTGCTCTGGCAAGCGCTGATCACCGCACATGTCACCTGCCATTCTCTCGAATCCGCTGTGGCCTGCATCGGAGCCGGACTGGAAAAGCTGAGGCACGATCTTGCGGAGTTTCAGGCCAAGAGGTCGATCCAATGAGCGGCGGCGACTTCTGGGCGAAGTGCCCCGAGTGCGGAAACGTATGGTGCGTGGTCCGCCTGCCGATGCCGATCGAGGAGGCCGCGCGCGCCATGATCGCCGCCTTTTGTCCTGTCTGTGGCAACGACAGCCCAACGACGGCGCCACCATCCTCAATCCCTCACGCTCAGCAGGAGAACGAAATGAGCGCCACCACGCGGCCCGCGGGGGCCTATATCTTGAACAAGGCCGACCCGGCGAAGCCCCGGCGACAGCATCGCACCTTTGAAATCGCGGAAGGCGAGGCCCGACGCCTCGCCAGCCTTAATCCTGGTACCGAGTTCATCATCAGCCAGGAGATCGCGCGCGTTGTTTCGGAGCCCGACAGTTATCCGGAGCCCCGATGATGGCGGACGACGTCGACATGGCAACCGAGCTTTCCCAACAGCATCTAGACCACAGCTTGCGCGCCGCGCGCGCCGCTGTTCCGGCAGGCGCCCCCGGCGAGTGCAAGCAGTGCGGCGAGGACATGCCGCGGATGGTCGACGGCCGGTGCGGATATTGCAGAGACGGAAGGAAGCCGAAATGAGCGAGGGGCAGGCCAGAGCCTTCAGAATTATGGCGGTCGGGTACGCGGTTTTGCGCGACTTGTCCGAATCGATCGGGCCGGAGGCCGTGCGAGCGATATTCTGTGACACGCTCACCGATGGCGACCTTGCCCGCACTCTCGGACGAGCGGCTTTGGCAGCGGTCGAGGCTACAGACGAGGCAAACATATGAAGGTGACCAAGGCGGAAGATACCAAGCCCGAGGTCGACTACGGCCTCGATGATCGCTTTTTGCCGCTCGATGCCGTGATGCAGATTGCTGGCCTCAAGAAGACGATGATCTATCGGAAGATGCGCGAGGGGACGTTCCCCAAGTCGTGTAAACCAGGCGGCTCGTCTACCCGGTGGAGCGAGCGCGAGGTGAAAGAGTGGAAAGAGCAGGTAATGGCCGAGCGCCAGAACTGACGGAGGTTGCCGAATCGGTGCGCACTGGCGCAGATTGATTGCTCAAGGGAGCACAACATGAACGAAAACAAGGCCTACCTTCTAACGGGCAGCAAGGGCATTGGCACCGGCAGCCATTTTTTCCGTTTCTGGATGCCGTATCTGTTTCATCGCATCAGCCACCCGAAGCATAAGCACGCCTTCATCCCGCTCAATCGGAACTACAAGCCGCTTGGTCAGATGACGAAAGAGCATGTCGACTATGACGCGCTCGCCATGTCCCATGGGGTCGTCTTCGCGCGCGATCCGATCAACTATCCTGGAATTTGGCATAACGTCGAGGGCGACCACTACTGGCTCTATTCCGATGACCCTCGGACGCGCATGGACTATTTCAAGCGGCTTGAGACGCTGATGACCTATGACATCAGCGTCATGAAGCCGGACAGCCGACGCTAGGCATCGCCGAGCCTTTTGCGCGGCGCCTTCGGAGACGTGTCGGCCCAGCGGATCGGCTTGCCGATATGCGCGGCTGGCTCTTCGAGGCCCTCGGTGATTATGTCGCCCCACGCTTGCGCAATTTCCCGGCGCCGCGGCATATAGGCGGCGCGGTTATACGCCCCCTCAACCTTGTCCTTCGGCACATGCGCCAGCATCAGGTCGATAACGGCCCGGTCACCCTCCTGTCGATCCGGCCGCTCGTTCATGATCGTGGAGAAGGCCGCGCGGAAGCCATGCGGGACGTGGCGCTGATAATAGCCGGCGCGGATCAGCAACGCGCGCAGCGTGTTTTCTGAAATCGGCCTGTGGACGTGGCGCTCGCTCGGGAACATCAAGCGATAGTGCCCGGTGAGCGGACGTAACGCGCGCAGCACTTCTACGGCTTGTGTCGACAGCGGAACTACATGGTCGCCGCCTTCCTCGGCCTTGCGATCAAGGTCACCCTTCATCCGGGCGGCCGGGATGCGCCATACCGGCTCATCGCCGTCGAGGCCCTCGATTTCCGACCATTCGGCATTCTGGATTTCGTTCGGCCTTACGGCCGTCAGCGCTAGAAGGCGGAGCGCGAACTTGGTCGCCGCGCGGCAACGTTCGTCGTCGCAGTCGCGGAGCATTTTGCGAACTACCTTGATCTGGTCTTCGTGCTTCTCGATTCGGTCGATGATGGCTGGCTGCTTCTTCGAACGCGGAACGCGGGGCAGCGCCTTCGCCATGCTCGCGGCCGGGTTCGCCTTCGCGAGCCCGGCGGGGATGGCATAGACATACACGTCGCTGATGCGCTGGCAGAGCCGATGCGCCGTCTCGATCGCGCCGCGCCGAACCACGGCGTTCAAGACCTCAAGCACCTTCGGGCTTTCGACCTCGGCGATCGGCAAATTGCCGATTGCGGGAAAGATATCCTTCTCCAGCGACTTGAGCACGTCACCAGCATGGACGATTGACCATCCGGCGTCCGGCCGGTCGATCCAGTTGGCAGCATCTCGAGCGTTCCATTTCCCGCCCTTCGCCTTCCGCCAGTCGCGGAACTTCGTCAGAGACCAGCCGCTCTTAAGCTCGAACCAGCGCTCGGCTACCAACTGGAAAGTGTTCTCGGTCGCGATCGCCTTTGCCTTCGTCGCGACGCGCTTCTCGACGGCGGGGTCTCGTCCTTCGCGGATCAGCGCCTTCGCCTCATCGCGCTTGGAGCGCGCCTCGATCAGCGACATGGCCGGGTACGATCCGAAGGTGAGCGTCTTCTGAGCGGGCTTGCCCCGGGCATTCTTCCCGAAGGTGTAATTCATTCGCCAGTGCTTTCCGCCCGCCTTCGTGACGTGCAGGAAAAGCTGGCCTGAGTCGGCGAGCTTGTAATCGGCGGCGAGGGGCTTCGCGGCCTTGATCTTGGCATCGGTGAGCACCGCGCATCTCCATACCATGGATTCGCTGGTGCCATACCATGCGATATACCATGCCGAGGAGTGAACGCATAAGAACAACTGCGAACATCCTCCGTCACATCAAACCCCAGAAAACGCCGAAAAGCAAGGGTGAGTGAACGGATAAGAACGATTACGCATGGTATGATGGCGGAGCGGGAGGGATTCGAACCCTCGATACGCTTTTGACGTATACTCACTTTCCAGGCGAGCGCCTTCGACCACTCGGCCACCGCTCCGCTGCACCCGGTCGTTTCGTGCGAAGCACGGAGCGTGAATCGGGTGCTATCCAATTCGCACTGGAACGCGCGCCCTAATCGCTTGGCGGGTCTTTCGCAAGCCGATTGGGCGTGGCAGACACGTCGCATGAGACACCTGCTTCTGGC